AGTTCCTGGAGACGTGACCGAGTGGCCGAAGGTGCTCCCCTGCTAAGGGAGTATGGGGTGTTGAGCCTCATCAAGGGTTCGAATCCCTTCGTCTCCGCCAGTCTTGATCTGGAAATGCCGCAAGCATAGCTTTGAAGCCGCTTGCGGCTTTTTTTTCGTCCTCGTTCTCCGACTGTTCGAGGTCTTCGGCCATCGCGGCCATGAATGCGTGCTCCGGCGACTCGCCGAGGATGGCGCGCAGCTTCCCCCGTATGCGCCAGTTTGCCGGGCGCTTCCCCTGCTTCATTTCTGTTAAGTGCGCGTGATTCATTTCGAGAAGCGCGCCTAGTTTTCGTTGGCTTCCCACGACGGTCGAAGCTTGTTCGATTAGGCTTTTCACGTTCATGATGTTCCCTTTTCGGGTCCATTGGTGTATGGTTCGCGAACCCGTTTTGGGTACGTTCCCAGATAGGGAATCTTAAACCAGCCTGAAAGAGAGCACCCATGATCAAGATTCGAGTCCTGAGCGACAAGCTGAACATCCTCAAGGGCACCGGCAAGGAATCCGGCAAGCCCTACGAGATGCACATTCAGACCGCCTACGCCTACACGGTGGACGACGCCGGGGCGGTGGCCGAAATCCCCGAAAAATTCGAGTTTGTTCTCCCCAAGGATGCGGACGGTTTCATCAGCAAACCTCTGGCCCGTGGCGACTACACGCTGAGTCCCGCCGCCGTCTACATCGACCGCAACGGTCGCATGTCGATCAATCCCCGGCTCATTCCTGCGCAGGCCGCCAAATGACTGGCGGCCTGACCGACTCGGCCCGGTTCGAGGTCGATCAACGCATCGCGCAGGCTGAGGTTGCCAAGGCCTTGGTTCTGCTGCTCGCGCTGCATGAGTCCGCCGACAGTGTCCAGCTTCGCGCGGTTTTCACGAAGGGATTCGTTGAATCGTTTGACGTCTCCTACTCGGCCAAGGGTGAGCCGCTCGGGGGGTGGGGGCTATGACAGCGCGGGAGCGTCACCTGCTCATTTCCTACCAGCGCAGTTGTGCCCGTGCCTATGCAAGCGCGGCCCGTGCTCGTGAGCTGGGTTATTTCTGGCATGCATCGCGGCAACAGGCGGCAGCTGCTGATTTTTCAGCGCATGCCCGGGCCGTCCTCGCTCGTTCTTCGGTTGGGGTGGCGCAATGACGGTCGCGACGATGACGCACGCCAGCGACAGCCGCGTAGCGGCGGCGCTGGCGGGCGGCGTCGGCGCGGGGCTTGTCCCTTCTAAAACAAAGTGCCCGCGCACTCTCGGCGGTCAGATTTCTCAACATCCAGAAGATGTTTTCGCGCGTCGTTTCGGTCGCATGCGTTCGTCCATCTGGTGTGCTGGTCAGGGCCACGCAGAGAAATTCTCGGGCTGGTACGGCGCACGCGCATGGTTCGTCACGTTGACCTATCGCCCGGGCGTTGAGTGGTCTGCCGATCACATTCGCGATGCGATTCATCGTTGCCGCAAGTGGCTTGCCCGTCAGCACGGCGGAAAGCTCCGCTACGTGTGGGTGGCCGAGCTTCAAAAGCGTGGCGCGGTGCATTACCACCTGATCGTTTACCTGCCCAAGCGTCTGAGCATGCCCAAGTGGGACAAGCAGGGATGGTGGCCGCATGGGATGACGAACACGCAAGTGTCTCGCTCAGGCGTCGGCTACCTCATGAAATACGTTTCCAAGTTCTCGCCGTTCCATGCCTTCCCCAAGGGGATGCGCCTGTACGGCATTGGGGGTCTCAATGAACAAGCGCGAGCAATTCGCTCCTGGCGAAACCTGCCCACTTGGGCCCGTGACCAGTTCGGAGTTGGGGAACTCACGCGGCGCGCGTGTGGCCTTGTGGTGCGAGCAACAGGGGAAATTCTTGAATCACCTTGGGCCGTCCTGCGGGGTGCCGGGGGCCTGTGGCTGTACCTCGTGGGAGACCTACCGCCGCGATATGCAGACGGGCCTTATTCCGCGCTCGACGGTCGGCCATGCGGTGCTTGAGAGGGTCGGTCTTACCTGAGATTTCAGCCTTGAGCGTTCGCGGTGTGCGCTCACGGCTGCAATTTCGCAGCGTCTCATGGAGAGAACTATGAAGAAGTCTGTTGCCCTTCGTCTGGCCGCTATCCCGGCCTACGTCTTGGCTGTTTCTGGCTCGGCTCACGCCGCGCTTCCCACGGAAGTGACCGCCGCCATCACGGCTGCCGGAACCGACATGGTTACCGCCGTGACTGCGATCATCGTCGCGTTCGTGGCGTTTTGGGGCCTGAAAAAGCTTGGCTCTAAGCTGGGCTGGCTCTGATCCCGGTTGGTCGTTGAAAGCTCCAAGGGCTTCGGCCCTTGGGCAAAAACACCATCATGCAGTGCGTTCAATTTGACAGTGCCGGGGCGGTCGTTTCTGACCCCACGTGCTCCGCAGGCTTCGTGATCCAGACATCGGCGGAAGTGTCCGGCGTCCAGGTTGATCCGGGCCGTATCAGCGACATGACCGCGCTGTTTTATGCGTTCCTCGTGGTCTTCGTCGCCGTGTGGGGCGTAAAGCAGCTGCTCAATCTTTTTTCCGGCGACACGTCGAGGGATTAACCATGATCGCAAGCCCTGTCGAATACATGTTTGCAGCGGGCCTTTGCCTGATTCTTTTCATCGCCTTCAAGTGAGGTCTGCCGTGATTCCTGACGAAACCGTTTACATCTCTCAGGCGCTCGCCGCTGCCTCGTTTTATTGGGGCGTGCTCGGTGGCCTTGCGGGCCTCGCCGTCGCTCGCGTGATGGGCCTTCTTGCCCGGTGGATTTATCGGGCGGTGCGCTGTGCGTAGGCTCGTTCGCGTCTTGGCGTTGTTCGCGCTCACGGTGGTCGGTTTTCCTGCCTTCGCCTTCTATGGTCAAGTGGTGCCGCCTTCCTCATTTCAAACGATTGATGGCACGCCGCAGATAGTTCGGCAGGGGGCGCAGTACACGACGCGCGTCGCTGGCGGCTATGTCATGACTGAGGCGACTATGAGCGTCGGCGCTCGGTCGGTGACTATTCCTGTCGCGTTTCGCATTGCTGGAAATGCTGCGGCCTTCGCGGTTTCTAAGCTCAATCCGTGGCTCATGGGCGCGCAGCTTTTGGCCGCTGCGATCCCCTATGTCATGGACTGGCTCAGTCGTTCGGGCAACGGTCTGGAAGTTAGTCCAGAGGGCGTGATTCAGGTTCCCGCGCAGCCTGCCACGGCGGGCGGTGCAATTGACTATGACCAGACGCGCATTGAGGATGGGCGCACGCTTCGCGTTGCGTTTGATGCTGACGCAGCCACCGGAAACTATGGTTTCAATGATCCCTATAACCAGCCTCTGCAGACTCTCTCCGGGCAGGATTCCATGTGTACGTGCGTTGCGTTTTGGGAGTCTGGTTACTGCAAGTCGCGCCCTGCCGTAAAGATCATGTCGCGCGTCGGCAATACGCTACGTTATTACTGCACCGGGAACAATCCGATCGTTGAGACTGAGGGCATGCCAGCGGTGGGGCCGCGTCATGCGTCGATTGACGAGCTGGGAGCTTTGCCCACAACGCCGATCAATCCGGCGCTCATGCCTTACTTGGATATGCCGATTCCGGTCGATCCTAAGCCGGTGATCAATCCGATCACGCAACCGGTCGGCGATCCTCTTGTGGGGCCGGACGTGAACCCGGCGCCCGAGTTGATGCCTTCGCCCGATCCGTTGATGTACCCCGATGGTGATCCGGTTCCTATTCCGAACAGCAGCCCGCAGCAGTACACGCAACCATGGTACCGGGTGCAGCCGTCTCCAACCGTGAGCGATCCATGGCGGGTCGATGTGACGCAGGTCACGACGGTGACCAATGATCCTTCTCCGGTACCTGATCCGACGCCAGCGCCGGACAACTCGCCGCGCCCGGTGCCTGATTTCTACACCGACTGCGACAAGTATCCCGGCTCTCTCGGCTGCATGAATCCCGGCGAAGCTCCACCAGCCGAAGCGATCCCGTCTGAAACCCGGCAGATCACGATGCAGCAGGGGCCGACCTTCGGCGGTGGAAGCTGTCCGGCCAATCTCACCCTGACGATAGCGGGGACCACGTTCACAGCGCTGGACATGGCCCAGCCGTGCAGTTGGATTTCCAACCTCATGAGGCCGATTATTTTGTTGTTGGCGGCCATCTCTGCCGTGTTCATCGTCGCACCACGTCCCGAGGGTTGATCATGCCTTTCGCCGCTCTGTTGATGTCGTTGGTACAGCCGATCATCGCGCGCGTGATGATTGCTTTGGGTCTGTCTCTGGTTACTTACGCGGGCATGGATTTGATGATCAATCAGGTCATCGGCTCGGCGCAATCGGCGTGGGGTGGCCTGCCTGCTGGCATCCTTCAACTTGCTGGCCTTGCAGGCATCGGTCAGGCCCTCTCCATCATCTTCGGCGCGATCCTCACGCGGGTGCTGATCTGGAACATCACCAAGGCCAG